CTTCTGTCGCTAGCACTCTATTCTGCTTGCGTCTTTGTCTTAATTTTCCACCTGGTGTGTTTTCTGATCTATTTGCACATCGACTTCGCTCTCTTCGTTTTCTTTTTTCTTCATCATACGCCCTCCCCCTAGTTCTACACTCTTTCCCTACACGACGCTCTTCCGATCTTTTTAGTTTTTAAAACCGCCCAGTTGCTAACAATTTGTATAGCAAATAAGCCAGTCAAGTTTATATTTCAATTCAAATTTATAGTGTGGCTTACATTGCCATACACTCGTCCGTTACCAATGCATACCCTCCATTGATGTACTGCTTTCTATTACTTGGCACTTATCCTCACTTTTCCAAGACCAAGATTTTTTCAATAAACTAATTCTTTCTATAATTTCATCTATTCTATTTTTAGGTAAACCATCAAATAACATTAATATTTTTTGATCATCAAAACTATAATTTTTAGAATTTAATTTTATTTCTTTAATTTCTTCCTGAAGATGTAGATTTTCTTTTTTAACTTTCCTATACTCATTCTGTAAAAAATGGACTTGATCTATTTCATCATAGTTTAATTTACTTTTGAATTGAAAGCAGGATTCTAATTCAGAAAGTTCTTCGTTACTTTTCTTGTAAATTGGGTACATCTTTACTAAATGTATAACTGATGCGTGATCTGTTTTCTTTCCCATTGAAGTAAAAAAGTTAGCAATACTTGTCCATCGCATATTCATTTTCTTTCTAAAGATATAACAAGCCAATGCCCTTAGTTCTACATATTCTCGCTTTCTAGTATTTTGAAATATATCTATCCCTGTCATTTCAATAATACGTTCTGATATTTTTAAATAGTCTTTATTCATTTCTTAAAATTTTTATTTCTCGTTCTAAATAATCTTTTGCTTTTAATAGATCTCCTAATTCGTCTTTCTTTTTTCCTGCTCTAATAACATATTTTAATACGTTTCCTCTGCTAAAATTTAATTCATAATCATTTATGATATCTATTACATCATAATCTTTTCCGTTATCGTAATGTACTTGTGTTGCTTTCATTCTGTTCTTAGTTTTAAAAGGTTATAGCATTCAGCATACTTCTGCCTAGCTTTGCCTCTATATTCTTGTTTAAATAATTCGTAAAGTTTCCTAGTATATTGGTATTTAGTTTGACAATCTGCATAATACTTTTCTGCAAACCTTTTACCTTTTCCCTTAAAGTAATTTACATTGTCTGCAGTATCTCCTGCAATCATCTGCTCATAAAAATTATACATAGCTTCATCTTCTGATATGTCTAGTATTTCTTGATGCTTATAATGATAATTATACATCAGGCACGGAAACTGCTTATAATCTTTATCTATTGATACAATCATAACTTCATTTCTTCCTAGTTCTTCTGATAACTTTTTCCAATACCTTGCAACCATATCATCTGTTTCCACACCATAACCTACAACACTATCATATTGTTGTTTTACAAAATCGTGCATATCTCCAAGTAAAGGTGGTAATTCTTGCTTTTTCCTATTAGCTTTATACTTACCTGTAATTAGTTTTCTAAAGTTTCCTCTAGATCCACTAAATGTAATTACCCTGTCTATATTATACATATCTTCTAATCTATTAACAATAGCCATATATTGCTCATCAAACTTATTTCTAGCATCAGCTATATCTGTATAATACTTTTCATCTTCAGGATTTTTTCGCTTTCTGTAACAACTTGCAAATATTAAACTATCTGCATCTACTAATAATATCATAATTCTTTTAATGTGTCTTTGATTAAACTTAAATGCATTTCCTGCATCTTTTTATTTTCCTTTACAACTTGATCTACTATAAAACCTAAGTCTTTAAATAAATGCTCTACATTAAATACAACCCAATTATTATCACCATATTCTATATGTAATTCTCCGTCTTGACAATGCAATGTATTTGTTTCGTGTATGTATGTGGTTTTACTTTCTTTCATATTGTGATAAATTTATTTGTAAGTAATTTCTTAAATCTGATTTTTCTTTTATTCTAAAATTGATTGTAATATCAGTTATAGCTTGATCTTGTTCTGTTCGGTATTCGATTGATTTTCTGACCTTGTCCCATAATGCTTCATTTACTTTCATATTCTAGAACAATTACTTAAACGATATAATTTCTTAAACTCCATTTCTTCTTCTGAACTTGGCTTAGGTGTACCTGCATCAGGTCTAACTGAATAACCTGAGTTATATCTTGATACTTCGTATGTCCTGTTGTCTTGGGTGACAATCAACAACGTGCCACCCATTTCTTTTGTATAATATGCCATATTATTTTATTAAAGTTAGATCTAATTCACTTGCTACATAGTTAATATGCTTCTGTGTGGTCTGCGACCAATATCCTAATTGAAATAATTTACCCTCTGCAATGGTTGCAACGTGAGTTGTGTAACTCCATACTTGATTTCCTTTGATACTTAAATTCTGCTTGTACTTTGATAATCTATACATCTGTTATTTTTTTATCTGTTAAACATATTACCTATTTCTAAACCCTTATTTAAACCCTTTTCAAATTCCTTAGTTGCTAGATCACACATTATATCATTTAATGCGATAAATTGTTCTGTTGTTAGATCTAAGTTTAAAGCATTTTTTTTCTCGAATGCTTTTGCTAAATTTGATTTTTTTTGTTCTGTTACCATTTTACTTTTTTTTGATTATAGCTTTATTGCTTATACCCAAAGATAGTAAAAACTAGGTTATCTACAAAAAGTTTGATAACTTTTATTTAAGAAATATTAATATTTATTATACTAGCATCGTTTTCTTCTAGTAAATAAACATCTTTAAGAAGTCTTTTTTTTGTCCATATTGTAGTATCAGGACAATATTTTTTTACAGGTATTGGCATCTGTAGATTGTTCAGCCAATATAAAAAGTTGCCTTTAGGATCATTAACAAAATATAATTTAATTACATCTTTATCTAATGACATTAGAGCATCGTACTTGTCTTTTTCAAGCATTTTCTGTTCGTAATACTTATTACGAAATTTCATTTCAATAACGCAGTCTTTTCCTTTTGGTGTTTTACCTATTGCATCGTATCTAGTAAAACCATCACCACACCATTCTAAATCCCATCCATCTAGGTTAAGCAGGAATACAACTGCCTTTTCCCACTTATTAATCTTTTTTAATCCCATTGTTCCAAATAATATTCAAGTCTTTTATCCATTGAACTATTCTTTTGGGGTTGCAAGTACAGGGTTTATGGTATTTATGGTTGTGGTACTTTGCGTGGAATTGGCAAACCAATTCAAATTCTTCAGAGGATAGGTGCTGCTTTTTACCCATTCTGAATTTTCTCCAATCAATTCTATCTTCTTTTTCAAATTTTACCATCTTTTAATCTTTATGTTATTAAGACTTTCACGTCTTTTATCACAATTACATTTTGTTCCTTTATAAGTATGATATTTATCTACTAGGTATTTTATACCTGTATATTTAGTTATGTAGTAAATTAGATCTCCTAGTTTCATTTGAATTTTGTTAAATGTTTATTATCAATTACGTATGTTTCTCCGAATCCAAAATCTTTTATTTCTTTTAATTCTATTACTTTTTTTCTTTTTATATGACCTATCAATTCAATAGAGTTTTCCTGTACCCAAGCAAGTACATAATGCTTTGCTATCTTCCTTTTAAATTGATTAGCAAACAATAACAAAGGTGGTCTATTCTTAGAATTTGAAGATTTTACATCAACACCATATTTAAAATCACTTCCTGAATCTCCTTTTCCAATAGTTAAAATATCTACCTTTTCACCTGTGTGTTTAGAATAAGCATATTCTCCAAGAACACCTATGTAATGTCTCCACCAAGCAGGTTTGCTTTTAAAGAAATTAGAACTATTTTTTGTATCTGCGTGATTCATTGATCCTGATCGCTTCATTGCTAAATCTTTGCACCAATCTAATTCTTTGTCTGTTAATTTGATTGTCATATTAATTTCTTCAATTTATCTTTTACTTTTCTGTATGTATTGTAAAGGGTATAATATTCAATATATGAATTTCTAGAAAAGTCTGCTATGCTTTCACCCTCATTAATTATTTCAAAAACTTTTCTGTCATACCAAAACATCTTATTTAATTCAGATTTTATTTTATCATAGGCTTCATCATAATCTACATCACAATCTAATTTAGAATAATTGGCATCTTCTATATTAAGCATTGTAATATTTTTACCCTTACGTTTTAAATCTATGTATAATGTTTTTAGAACTTTATAAATGTAGTAGTAGTTTATGTCATTATCATAATAAATGATATCTAATCCTGCTTCTATTTTTGGTATTATTTTAATATACATTTCCTGAACAATGTCCTCAGCTATCGTTTTATTACAACCAAATGAATTAACAACATTAATCCAAGTCTTATGCTTTTTAGCTAGTAATAATATAACTTCTTTTTCAGACATTTTCTATTTTAATGGATCATATAAATTTTCTACTATTTGTGGCAATCCAAAATCATTAACTTTGAAACTAAATGTATCGAATGAATAACCTCTAGATCTTCCACACTTTACTGTTACCCAATCTTTGTTAACAGTATTTGCTTCTAGTTGTATAACAGTTTCTGCTTTCTTTTCTAAGAAACTACCTAGATGACCTGTACCTAGTTTTGAACTACCAAAGTTTTGATGTATAACGTTTATAATGTGGCATTTGTAAATTGACGACCATTCCATTAATTTCTGAACTAATTGATTGCTTTCTGAAATATTGTTAGCATCAGAACATAAATCTGCAATTCCATCTATAATTAATAAAGATGGTGTTTTTACTTTTTCTTTTAAG